GCCCGGCCTCGTGCCGGGCAACTCCCCCTCTAAAGGATCTAACAAGATGGCAAAGGTTAAGGTGTTAGTTGGCGTTGTCGCTTCTGGATTTGATTGCAAAGCCGGTGGTGAGTACGACCTAACGGAAGAAGATGCGTTGATGCTTATTCGCATGAAAAAAGCTGTGCCGGTTGAGGCATCAGCAAAGAAAAGTGCAGGCAGAGAAGATGCTCCCAAAACTACGAAACGCAGTAAGTAGGCTTAAACAATGGCTCTCGAAGAACTGGCTGAATTTTTTGAGGTATCTGAACACGGTACCGCAGCAAACTATACGCCAAGCGGGGGCAGTGCTAGTGCGATCACTGTTATTTTTCGTCACGATTATTATCTTGAAGACGTTGGAAACATTGTTGGCGTTGAGACGCAACAAGCCGTGATTACAGTGCAAACGTCGAAGGTTCCTGGCATTGCGCACGGTGATCTGATCGAGATCGACAGCACAAATTATAACGTTGTTGGGGTGCGCCCTGACGGAACTGGTATCAGTGAGATCGTGCTAGAGGCGCAGTAGATGGCAAATCATGTGCGCAGACAAATTAGGGAGCGCGTGGCAACCACGTTGACTGGTCTTACAACGACTAGCAGCAAGGTGTATCAGTCTCGCGTCTACCCTCTAGCAGCTAACAACTTACCGGGGCTGTTGGTGTATACGACGAGCGAATCAAGCGCACCTGATGTGATGGGCGCGCAGCCGGAAGTGGACAGAGAACTGAACCTCGTAATCGAAGGTTACGCAAAGACAGCAAGCAATCTTGATGACGTATTGGATTTGATATCTAAAGAGGTCGAGATCGCAATGGCGGCAGATACAACAATTAATAGCTTGGCAAAGGACAGCTATTTATCTGCAACGGAAATTGAATTGACCGGTGAAGGTGAGCAACCCATCGGCATTGTAACGATGAGTTATACGGTGCAATACCGCACTGCTAACAATGCGCCAGATGTGGCGTTGTAGGTACTGACATGAAAATGGTATCGCCAAGCGGCAAAGTGACAATCGGCGTACATCCTAGCTATGTGCAGTCATATTTGAATTCTGGCTATAAGCCAGCAGATGAAGTGGTTGTTAAGAAAGACAAGCCACTGAAGAAAGTTAAAAAACTAGAGGACAAACAAGATGGCAACTCATAAAGGCAATGACGGATCTATTGAAGTAGCAGGATCTGGCACCGTTGCAGAAGTAAAATCATTCAGCATCGAGGCAAGTGCAGCAACCGCTGAAACCACCACGATGGGTTCATACGCCGCAACGCATGTGCCTACCATCACAAGCTGGACTGCAAGCGTCGATGTGCTATTCGATCCTGCGGATACGGATGGGCAAGTTGCATTGCAACCCGGAATTGATCAGGTCGCCGTCAAGTTTCAAATGAACGGAACTGCCACCGGTGATACTTACTACAGCGGCAACGCGCTAGTCACTGGTCACAGTCGAAACTCGTCCTATGACGGCATGATTGAGGCGAGCATCAGCTTGCAGGGTACTGGAGCGCTGACTACAGGAACCGCATAAGATGAGCGTACTTGATACAGCAAAGGCGCACTATCAAGAAATTCTTGCGGCAGATCCGAAACCGCTAACCATTCCTGAATGGGGTGGGGAATTCTTTGTGCGCCCTCAGATTAGCGTCAAAAAGAAAATGGAGATCCAAAGCAAGCTGACCGGTGACAAGATGGATGAAGGCATTGCGCTTTCGTTAGTTTATTACCTAATTGATGGAGCTGGTAATCCAATCTTCTCAAAGGGCGATCTCTTCGAGATGCTGCGCGCAGTCGATCCAGATACTCTGATTCGAGTAGCCGGGGAAATTGCGGAACTGCAACCTAAATCAGAGGATTTAGAGGGAAACTAAGAGCGGATCGGGGTCGTTTGTTTGTGTTTCAGCTTGCCGAACACTTGCACAAAACGGTTCGCGAAATTGAAAAAATCTCTGACATCGAATTACTCGAATGGCAAGCATATTTTAGGATAAAAGACGATGGCGGCCCCTAGGTACAACATTCCGATTAGCGCAACAGACAAAACTGCTGCCGCGTTTAAATCGGTCAATCAAGCGGCAGGCCGTCTAGCTGCAAGTGCGGCAAAAATCGGGGTAGCGTTTGCAACCGCAGGCGTGGCAGCCGCTGCTGCACTCACCAAAATGCAGATGTCGAATATCGACAGCCTCGCAAAAACTGCTGACAAAATTGGCGTTACCACTGAAGCTCTGGGCGGTCTGAGACACGCCGCAGAACTTACCGGCGTTGGATCTGACACGCTTGATATGGCGATGCAGAGATTGACGCGTAGAGTGTCAGAAGCTGCTAACGGCACAGGTGAGGCGAAGAACGCGCTGATCGAGTTGGGTATCAACGCTGCTAATCTGGAAAAACTCCCGCTAGACGTTCAGATGGAAGTCATTGCTGATGCGATGGGTGATGTCAAAAGCCAATCTGACAAAGTTCGTTTGGCTATGAAACTCTTCGATTCTGAAGGCGTGAGTTTGGTCAACACTCTTGCTTTGGGCTCTACTGGCTTGGAGCAAATGGCGAAAGAAGCGGACACGCTTGGCATCACCGTGAGCAGGGTCGATGCTGCAAAAATCGAGATGGCAAACGATGCCGTCACGAAGTCTAAAGGCGTATTTACTGGACTTGGCAACCAACTAGCAACCGCTTTTTCACCGATCATTGAAAGCGTTTCAAACAATCTTTACCAAGCAGCGTTAGACACTGAGGGATTTGGAAATATCGGGCAAGACGTTGCTGATGCGTTAGTCATAGGTTTCGGCAAATTTCTCGACACGGTGCAGATGGTCGAGCATGGCATACTCTCCATTAAGATAGCAGCTTTAAAAGCGAAGCAAGTGTACGAAAACTTGTTAGCCCCTGATCAAGGCAGAGCTGAATTTTTCAAACAAGAAATGGCGCTGCAAGAAAAACTGAACAAAGGGCTGATCAACCACGGCCAACATTATGAACAACTAACCGCGCTGCGAAAGAAGCTGAATGATGGCACGCTGACCAGCAACGATTCTGTTGTGGTTGGTGCCGAAGAAACGCAACAAGCCATTGACGCGCTCACGGCTAAGATAGAGGCCTTTAAAAGTACTGCGTTACCTAGTGAGCAACTCGCCTTGACCTACCAACGGGTTAGAGCGGAAGCAGAAGAGACTGCCGAAGTGATAGCGGCAGCCGCACCCGGAAAAATATTGCTAGACGATATAAACACTAACGGTGCTGCCGCACTACAGCGCATGACGTTTTTCCAAGAACAACAGATGGCCGCGCAAACAAAGTACGATGCTTTTATGGCGGCAAGCGATACCAAGCGCACCGGAATTGTTATCGGAGAACTCAACAACCAGTTTGGTGCGATCGCAAGCAACAACGAAAAACTGTTTAAGCTCAATAAGAGCTTTCAGATCGCGCAAGCGGTGATGCAAACATATCAAGGCGCAACCCTCGCGCTCAGTAGCTACCCTCCCCCCGTCAATTTCATTATGGCCGCAGCAACGATTGCGTCTGGACTTGGACAAGTTGCGCAGATCAAGGCGCAGTCATTTGATGGCGGCGGCAAGGTGCCAGACGGATTAAGGCAAGGCGGCGTGGACGGCATCGGAGGTAAATTCGCCCTACTTCACCCAGGCGAAACGGTACTGACGAAAAAGCAATCTGCTGGTGGTGGTGGTGTAACCGTTGTCAACAACATCGACGCGAAAGGCGCAGACGCTGGCATTGAGATGAAGATCAGGAACGCAATGCAACAGTCATCGCAGCAAACGATCGCATCAATCCAAGACTTAATGCGCAGAGGTAGATTCGCGTGACCACTTACACATTCCCCTCGATCGTACCAGCTACAAACACGTTTGAGTTGATCAGCAATACGCGCACATTCCAAAGCCCTCTGACCAACGCAGTGCAAACGGTCGGGCGAAAAGGTTCGCTGTGGAAAATCAGCATGCAGTTCAACAATTTAACTGGAGCTGATCGCGCAACAATGCAAGCGTTTCTTGCAAAGCTCAACGGTCAACAGCACCGCTTCTATGTGCAGGATCATGGGTATAGGCGCAGAGGGACAGCGCCAAATTCGGCTGATCCATTGTATGTAAGCGGTGGCGGTCAAACTGGCTCGACGTTAAACGCTGCGGGCGCTACGCAAAGTCGTGCACTTTATTTAATGGCAGGTGATTACATTGGATTCAATAATGAGTTGCACATTGTCACTGAGGATTGCAGTTCAAGCAGTTTGGGGACAATAACCATCCCGATCGCGCCACCAATAAGGAAGCCTACTGATAGTCTTGACCCGATTGATTACAACTATCCAGTGCTTGGCGTTTTTATGCTTACAAGTTCAGCGAGTTGGGACACTTCGCCGGGTTTGGTATCTAACTTTACCGTCGAAGCTATTGAGGACGTTCTAGCGTGAGTCGAGGATTTCCAACAGCAGTTTCAACCGCGCTGGCACAACAGCACGTTAGCATCGTCAGCTTTGCCAAGCTGGAATTTCCAAGCGGCACCGTGTATGTGCATAACTCGATCGGCACTTACATTTGGAGTGGTCAAAGTTGGCTTGGCGTTGGCTCGCTAGGTTCTATATCCAAAGTTGAAGAAGGCATGGACGTTAGTCCCTACGCGATCACGCTGACGCTTTCAGGACTTGACGCGGATATGAGCAGCGCTGCGCTCACTGAAGATTATTTTATGCACCCGGTTACTATCTATTTGGGCGTGCTTAATGCTGATGATGTTTTGATCGCTGATCCAACCCAAATCTGGGCTGGGTTTATGGATCAGATGAATGTGTCGGTCGGCGCAGATGGCGGCGATGCGATCCAGCTTATTGCAGAATCGGAACTGTCGAGATTTAACGTCAGTCGCAATTTGATGTACACCAACGCGGCGCAGCAGCAGCGTCATAGCGGCGACCTGTTTTTTAGTCACATACAAGATGTACCGGGCGCAAAGTTTGACTGGGGTGCAAAAGCTCCGGGACAAACAGGTGGTGGTGGCGGTCGAGGACAAACAGACGGCGCACATGAGAACAGACATTGATTAAGACAAAAGTTTTAGCAGCACTCAACAAATGGCAGCGCCGT